GGTGAAGTGCTTCTACACCTTCATATTTGTTATAAAGTCCCACTATCCACTTATGAGAATGTTCTGGATAGGAATCATTTTCATCAATCCAGTCGTAGTATGCGTCCTTATTCATAAACACTTCCTTCCTGTCCTGGTTCATTACTACCTGTACATTCTAACCTATGGTCGGTTGCTTTGGGGCATCGTTTATTGCCACAAGTAGGACACAAGACCATTCTAAACAAATGTTGATGTCCTGTCTGTTCTTCACAGCATCGGTGGCACCAACATTCTACATTACCTTGTAGTTCGTAGAGGGTTTCAGTCATTTCAGTTCCTCTTCAATCCTTTCAATCTCAAAGATTTCATTTAGAAATCCCAGAGCAAACTTACCAACAACCCAAGCATCCTTATCTTCAAAGAACCTATCACCAATGGTTCTCATTGAATAACCCTCTTTGTCTTTATCAAAGAAGGCAACAACATAACAGTTCTCTTGTCCTGAACCATTAGATTGATACCACTTGACGAGTTCGTGCTTTTTGTTATAGGTGCTCCAACGGAACTCAATATCACGAAATCTCATTAGATTACCTCCTTGATTTCAGTTACAATTTCCCAATCTTTGTCAGTTTTATCACCAAAACGGTTAGTACCAGTACGAGTACTAACCCAAAAAAAGTACTTACGATTCTCGGAGGCAAGGAATAATTCACCACCAGTATCCTGCTCTACAATACAGACAGGATTGCCTGCCATCGTGTTTACAAGGCGGTTCTTTGCCTTACTGGACTTAGGTTTGACTGTTACTTTTCTCATCACAAAGTTCTATTCCGTATTTGTTGAGTGTTCTGTCTGTGAGGTAATCATACAGCAGGTCGGCAAACCCGTGATGAGGTCTTGTGCCAGTTTCTAAAGCCCCACTGGTGGCAACCGTCCACATAATATCAAGATCGTGTTTTGATGGTAGTTCTTTCATTATTCTCTCTCCCAACTATTCCAAGTGATACCAAAGATTTCTGCCGAAAAACCAAACTTCCAACACCAGAAGAGAATATCAATCAAACGATTGTTTCCAATTCCAATTTGAAGATAAGGATTTCCAGGAAACTCACTCCAATCAAGACTAAGTTGAAGAAATGATCGTCTTTTACCTTTGATGATGGTGAAAATGTGCTCTACACCAAAATCTTCTTTGCTGTAGTAATCAAGTAGTTTCATTTGCTATTCATCTCCTTGATACCTTTATGCAAATATCCATAGTCGCGGGTTTCAGTCACACCTTTGGTTTCTCCACAAACATGGCACTTTCCCTCCCAGGTTGATGAACATCCAACGGAATACTCCCCATATTTACTTCCACAATCCTTACAAACTACATCAGCATTTTTTAGAGTATCAGCAGTAACTTCATTCTCCACACAGAGAGCATTCATTTCCTCATCTGTATAATTGGGATTATCAGGATTTTCAAAACGTGAGAGTTTTGCTTTTAGGTCACGGATTTCTGTTTCCCAAATTCTAATAGTTTTAATATGATCCTCTTTCATTACCAGATCATAATCATCAGCAGTTTTTTTCATATCCTCAAAAGAACGCATCTCATTAAAGGCAACATAGCAAGCACCTTTGGAAATACCTGCTTCGTTATGACCCATCGCACCAGCAAACTTGGCAAACAGTTGGAAGAGTTGAATGCTATTCAGGTCTTCTGCAGGGCACTCAAAAGTAATGTGCTCTTCTGGAATCATCTCATCATCGTAGATGCCACCTTTATGATCCCAAGTGGAATCAAATTTCAATGTAACTTTTGCGGAGTGCATAATGCGGGTTTTGCGGAATACAAATACTATAAGACCCTCAACTACGAAAGTCAAGAGGGTTGTGCCAGTTGTTAAGGTGGATTTCAGAACTTATAATCGCCCTCATAGTATGCGGAGATTACTTTATCGTAGTTTGCTGTTGGACAATTTGATAAACGTTTGATAAACGATGATGAAGATGATTTAACCCAGAGATCTCATATTCTTCAACATTAATGTCTTGTAGAAGACCAATAAGACTCTTTCGTTCGTTTGATGTCCTCGGATTACGAAGAGCACAACGATTCATTCCTTCTAGATTCCTGTAAGTTCTGGACATTTTCCTATCCTCAATTACATTTGAAAGTTTATCACTCTTTTTGATTTTGTGCAAGTTCTTTTTGTAATTTTTTGGCAAGTTTCATACAACGACGCCAAATCAAATATTTAATTAAAGGATTTGCTGGATTGTGTAATGCCCACCACTTAACCTTTTCGTATTGCACTCTTGCAAGTTGTGTCAGCATATAAAATGCCCTCGCTATGGAATTGTCTGTTGCTATAAGATAGGCAACAATTGCAAAGAGTGCAAACCAGGCGTAGTAATAGGTCATAGTGATTTCAGATTTTATGCACCAAATCCTTTAGATTTGGATTTCTTCTTATCTATAACATTTATAAGATCCAAAAAATCTGGAATCTGACAATGCTGCCACCAATACACCTGAGTATCCTCCCAGTTATCAAAAATTACCTTTGTATCATTTTTTAGAGTGATTTCATAGGTATGTCTATCATAAGGAGCATCAGATGTACAAGAAAAACTACTCAATACCATCAAACTTCCTCATGAAACGAACACAATTCTTAAATTTCCTCCATTCATCATCTGAGAAATTATCAGATGCATAAGGAATACCAACAACTGTGGCACAAACACGATTGACATTTATACGAATCATCATGTCTTCTGCAAAAACAGGATTGTTGCAAAGAACAATGAATGGAATAAGAAGTGCTTTTTTCATTTTAGGAAGTTTTCAAGACTAGATGTGGTTTTCTTTCTGGACATTTTAACTTGTTTTTCAATATAAGTCTTTGCAGTCTTATAGTTGTTAGTAGTATGAACTTGCTGTCCCTTGTGAACAATAATAAACTTATTTCCACAAGGAACTGCTGCCCATTCCATATCCTTACTTACATATCCATTTGGATCTCCAGGTTTCGGATTCAGAATACCTTCGTTTTGAGTGTTCATCAGTAGATAATTGTAGAGGACATTACCCGTGCATTCGGATATTGTGCAAGAGCAACTTGAATTGCCTCTTGACGATTGCGGGCATAACAGTCAACATAGAAAGTTTGACCACTGACCATGCAAGTAACACGATGCTTCATAATTTAAACCTCACTTGTTAATTGTAGAAATTACAGGTTGCCCCTGAACAAATGCCATATCAGCAACAGATTGCAGTCGTCGTGCGGTTGCAATCCCAGTATTAGCATACACCGGAACATGAATAAAACCATAGGATTTCACATAATCTTCGGTTTTACCAGGAGTCAGAGACCCCTCTGAGAGACGCCTAGAATCCTCTGGATGAAGGCGCACCACACGCCCAATGGTTTGCACCATAGAAGTATAGTCCATGTTCCTCATGAGGATGCAGGAGGTCAATCCTGGGCAATCAATACCCTCAGAAAGAATGGAGTAGTGAAGAAGAACAAACTTCTTGGTAGAATCTGCACCGTATTCCTTGAGAGTTTCAAAGAATACATCACGCTTGACTTTTTGATTGTTAATGAATGCACCATGCTTAGCAGTAATCCACAGAATCTCATAACCATGAGACTGAATCTCAGTCATAAAATCAGTTTCGGCAAGCATACGAATCATTACCTTAGTATTCGGTGCTGCAACCAGAACCTTTTCCATGTTCTCTTCATTCAGAATAGTATCCAGAAGAGTCATGCAATCATGTTCTGCACCAAATTCTTTATTACGAACAACATTCCTTTCCTGAGTATTGATTTGTGGAGGAACAATGAATCCCTCCTTAACCATATCAGAAGCAGAAATATTCGTAATCATTTGACCATACACATGACTCCAGTTCATACCAGGTTTGTTGTAAACATTAGAATACTTTGGAGTTGCAGTATAAGAATAGAATCGCTTGGACTTCTGAGACAATTGCTCCACATAAGGAAAGAAATCCTTACGAACGGAATTATGTGCCTCATCCATATGAACGGTATCAATTTCAATACCAGACTCAATCAGACGATGAAGAGAATGATACGTTGTAAAGATCAGTTTATGACCTTCAACATTCTCATGCCATTCACGAATCATCTTAGGACTGGTAGTGCAGAAATGATCAGTATCACCAGAATGCACATGAAGAATGTGAGCATTATTAATGTACTTGATGTAATCCGAACACAACTGAGAAGTCAACAGGATTCGTGGAGAAATCACAACAACAGTTTGATGCTGAGACTTCTTATACTCACGAATAGTATCTCCGATACCAATCAGAGTCTTACCTGCACCAGTCACGGCACAGACAACACCTCTGGAATATTTGGAGAGCATGTCAAGAGCACTTTGCTGATGAGGACGAAACTGAATCATGGGGTGATTGGTTGACTTCACGTATTATAGCAATAAAAAATCCCCTTGTAGGGGATGGTGTGGACGGTTCTTCAGGTGTCCTATAGAAGCTTAGATTCTCATCTTCAACGGAGACAAACCTAGTCTAGCAGTATTTTAGTAAAGTGTCAATCGTCCGCAAAGCGGATGCGGTGGGGGAGGGGTGCAGGGGTGATGGCGTTGTGGGAGTAGAGCATGGTTAGACCATCGTGATGCCCCATTTGAAGGCCAACCATGCCTGCAGTGAGTCTCGATCAGTGCTGTTCAACACAGAGGAGAAACATATAACCTCACCGATCAAGCCAAGCCAGCCACGACCGGCGTTTGTTCTATCGTTACCTAATTGAACTCCTTGAGTCGCGTTAAATGAGGCCGAGCCATTATTTAAGATTCGGATGATCGAGGGATCGTCAACGCTTGGCGAAGTGAAATGCGATGTGCTGAATCTGTCGGTTGTTCCGCCATTGATGTAAGCGCGATCAAAGCCGGTGCCGTCCTGATTGTAAGAAGTGCTGTTGCCGCTAATGCGCCACCCGGGATCATTTGAGCTAGTAATCAATCCGCCAAAGCTAGTATAAGTTCCGCCAAATGCCCCATCCATGATAACGTAGATTTCAGCTATAGCCGTTGTCGTCGTGTCTGTATTTCGCAGATAATTGTTGTGATTGCTACTGCCCCAATCCAAGCATTTTTTGCTGTTGATGCCTGTCACGTACTGCGGACCTGTTGCGCTTTTTGATAGCGTCCATGCTCTGCTGCCCTTGCTGGTAACCGCAGTGATTTCCGTTCCCGATGTGGTGACGGTAGTCTCATCGGCAAAGTCGTACCAGAGAACTGGAGATAGCCCTGGCGTTGGATCACCAGCTGATGGCCAAATCGCCGCACGCCTTGCCACGCTCTGCTCATTCTGGAACCAGAGCCCGGTTGCTGCGCTGCCTGTTGGCACACGCCTGACACCAATCAATCCGCCGTTGAAGCCCAACATCAGAGGATCTCCTGATAAATTATCTCACCGGAAACAGTAATATCAATATCATTAGCAGAACT